AATACATCATTTAAAGTGGTTGACAATTTTGCTTTGTAACCTATTTCAAAATCTATTAAAAATTTAATTTTTACTCTGCTAAATTCTGCCATTATTTTAATATGTTTTTTGTTGTAAAATCTAGTAAGTTATCTACATCTAACGCAAATGCTTTTACTAAATCGTCTGGTAAATTTTCAAAGGCTTTATTAAATGGTTTGGTAAAAAACAAACTAGGCTTTATACCTTGATTTTTATTTGTTCCTGTTGCTACGCTTCTAGCTAATATGTAACCTATTGTTTTATAATTACCTTTTTTAAACCTACCTTTTTCGTCCCTTAATCTTATGTTTTTAGCCTTTGCCCATTTTGCCATGCTTTGTGCAAACTTACCGTTTAACGATGGAAAATGTTTAAACTGAAATTCTGTATTATGTACCTTTTTACCTATTGGATTAACACCTTTGTCTTGAAACACACCGTATTTGTCCATCATAAACGCTAAGCTAAAACTATTCGGACTTACTTTAACATCAGTATCTAAACTGTTATAAAGACTGCTAGTTGTATTCTTACCTTGACGTGTTAAGTTGCTTCTGCTTTGTTTTATTACATACTTAGCAAACTTGTTTAACGCTTCTTGTGTGTTCTTTAAATCACTCATCTAGCAAATAGTCATATCACTTGGAATAATAACATTAAAACTACAAGTCCAACCTGCCAACTTATTATCAAAACGGTCAACAAATGCTTCAACATTCGGCTCACCATCTAACTGATATTTATCGTCAAACAACTGTCCACGTTTTAACCTATCTAGTACCCTAAGTATCACATTCATTTGCGTATTAAATACGTCCTGCTCGTTGTTATTACCTTTGAATTTATCTATTGTATCTGCTTTACTTTCGTCCACTATATCCATACATAATAGGCTTAGACTTAAATTAACAACATTACCTTGATAACTAAAGTTATTGACTATAAAATGACTTAACGGAAATATTGTTTTCTTACTTAAATCTACGTCCGATATATCGCCATAAGTAACTGTGTTTACAAAAGGTATATCTTGCAATTCTTTTCTTAATACGTCTAATACTTTATAAAATCCTATCATCTTTTAAAACTTTGCTTCATTAATTTTTGTTCTAATTCTGCCTTTTCTTTTTCGTAGGCTAAAAACATTAAGCACTGGTGTAAGGGTAATGCTGAAATTTCATTAAGTCGTCTAACGTCGCCTTGAGCAAGTGTAATGATTTCTGAATAGCTTCCCCATTTTTTACCGAAATGCGACCTGCTATCTGTTCCTTCTTCGTTTGTTTGGCTAAAAAGTTCGGGATAGTTTGTAACAATTCGTTTGTTAAATTCCAAAAAAAAACCATAGAACCAAACACAACGTTTAAAGGCGTGTCCTTCATTATATCGCTGTAAACGTGTGTACCCTTATAATCTTCTACAACATACTTTGTACCTCGTTTGTGTGTGATTGGTCTGTACATAACGGCCATCGCTCTATGCATATTCTTCCAATCATTTAAGTACGTTGTAATGTCTTTATTCTCACCGTAGGTAATCTCGTCCAGGTTTGGAATAAAACCGAAGTAATCGTTGTTTAATTTAAATGTAGGTGTGAACTTGTTATCGTTCTTTTTAAACGTTGCTAGTATAGTTGCAGCGATATCTTCAACATCTGACACTTTCATTAAATTGATAGTTTCAGCATCTAAATCTAAGAAGCACTTTAAAACATCTTCGTTTTGTGGCTCATCTATTGCGATAAACTTCTGGTATTGGTAAAGTTTTATTTCGCTTAAATCTGTTGGTATAATTAACTTCATACTAATAATACAAAAAAACAGATTTTTGTAACAAACAAAAAAACCCACCTAAATTAATAGATGGGTCAAAATAATCAACTTTAAAACTAAAACAGAAAAATTATGTCATTGCAAATATACTAATAAATATGATAATTACCTTTATTTGGGTTGTCTAAATGATAAATAACATTATATCTAATCCCATCAACGGCATGGTTGTAATCGTCAATATACAATTTACTACCTTTGTCTAAGTAAATATAATTGTTTAATTCTTTAGCTATGTTACTACTGTTTGGGTCAACTATTAATTCATAGTCTTGCATACGTGTTATGCCACTTTCTATTGTACCCTTTTTAACTGCCTGTACGTTTACACCTAAGTAACGTAAATCTTCAATTAAACGTGGTTCAGCACTATCTGCTATGATTAACTTCTTATCTACTTTTGATAATATTATCTTAGCAAGTTCGTGCGACTTCATACCTTTGTTGTAGATGTGTTCTTTTACGTAAATCTTCATCTTAGATTTGTCAATGGCCACTTCGGTTAAAGTGTCTGGGTCAACACTAAAACCAAAATCCATTCCACAAGATGTTTGTAAACCATTCGGATTAAACGCACCAAAAGACCAATTATTAAACACAACACCTTCTGCTTTATCTAACCAACCACCCATTATAACGTGGTTGTATTTGTTAGCGTTGTTGCGCTTCATCAATTCTATTTGATTAATGTAGCTTTCTGATAAGTTTTCGTAATTGTCTAAGTAACTTGTATGAATGTAAGTTGTATCTTCTTTGACTAAATTGCTACCTGCTTCTATTCCTTTTCCCTCAAAGAATCTTTTGTAAATAAAATGCTCTTTTGTTGCTGGGTTAAGAATTAATACCACTCTATTTTGTAAGTTCTTTGCTCGTATTGAAAAGTCTATTTTATCGAATATAGTTTCATCGACTAACTCTTCGGCTTCATCTAGTACCCATGTAGTAACACCAGCTAATGACTTTAAGTTTGCTGTTTGCGTTCCGCTAGATGTTTTAATACCTTTAAAAAGTATTTTAGAACCAGTAGTTAAATTTATTATTTCATCTTTAGTAATATGAAAGTCATGCTTTAAATCGGCTGTTTCAATCTTATCTATAAACTCTGGTATAATAGAAATATGTGCAGAAGTTAATGTGTAACGTGTGAATAGTATAACATGACCTACTTCATAAGTTAGTAGCAATAAGAAACTGTTAACCGAATATGATTTACCAGAACCACGTCCACCACTTACAACATAGTATCGACTATCACTTTTAAATAGTTGCTCATATTTCTTATTTAAAGTTAACAATATCTTTAATATTGAAGTCGTTAATGTTGTGCGTTGTTTCTATTGTTTCTTTTGGTTTACCTAAATAGTATTCAAGTAATATCTTAGATGCAGGTACGTCAAAATCATTTATAGCTTTACCGTATAACATTTTAACCACTTTCTGTAAGTCCTCATGTGTTAAAGCGTTTTCTAGTACAGATTTGTATTCGTTTTTACGCTTATCTATACCTTTTGCTTTTGTGCTATGTCCTTTGTTTCCGTTATTCTTTCTTTTATCCATTTCTAATAGAATTTAACTATTTGATTTTATCCTGCAATAATTTTAATTCGTCTTGTATCATTTTATTAGTTGCAAATAATTGAAACACTACCTTTTCCAATCTTGCTATCCTTTGTTCTTGTGTCACTTTCTTAGTTCTCATACAATTTTTTTAAAGGATTGTAAATTGATTTGATAAACGAACACGTTAAACAACTGCTAACTACTTTACGATTAAAAGTTTTCTCATAGATGTTTTTCATTCTATGCTGTTGTTTTGGTGTAACTTTCTTAGCAAGTTTAAATATGTTATCTAGGTATTCGTAATCTTCTTGGTTAAGGCAGTTAACTATTTTGTATTGTACTTTCTTGTTAAGTAGTTCTTGCCTTTTATCACAACCGCAATCTGGTGCTATTGCTTTTACTACTTTATCGATGCCAGTAGCTTTTGTAAATTTAGCAATATCATCGCCTAAGCCTTTTGATTTATTATCAAACTTGGCTTTCCATTCTTTGTATTCTTTAGTGCGTTTGTCGCCTTTAAATTCGTTCATAATCTTGATTTAAATAGTCTTGGTAATCTTCTGAAAATTTATCTTTTATCTTTTCTTTACAACTTTTTAAGGTGTGAAATATAGAAGAACTACTAATCGTTGTTTCTTTTGCTAGTTTACGAATAGATATGTTTTCATCTTTATAGATTTTAAATAAGTCTTTATCGTACCAATGCCAGTTCTTTAATTCATTATCTATTTTATTATAAATCTTTTCAATGGCTTCTTTTGCTTCGATATCATTTTCTTCTATGCTGTAACCATCATGTAAATCTACTTTGCAAAACTTGTTTTTTTCTTTGAGATAGTTTAAACAAATAGAACGCAGTATCATGTAAGCGTATGTTTTATTTACGCTACCATCTGCAAAAATAAACATTTCATATTTTGCATATCTATCTAATTTAATATAAAATTCCTGCACAATATCTTCGGCAAAGTCATTCTTTACTATTGACTTGGCTATATTAAGCCAGTCGCTGTGATACTTATAAGCTAAAGATAATATATTCATATTTCGATAAATATACAAATTATTTTTTATTTACCTAAGTCTTGCACCAACAACCTGTATTATTTCTTTGTGCATCTTTTTACTTTTAATCATGTTTAGATACGGTTTTAAGCGTGTTTCTATAAAATCTAATACTTCCTTATTGTTTAATTCAAATAGTGGCTTAAAATCAACGTGTGTATCGTTAGCGTATTTGTTTTGCTTTTCTAAATTATGTATCTTAC